GAATTGTTTGGAAACTTTAAAAGCACACCAATATTCAAGTCTATATTTGAGCCGGTTTCTAGGGCGTTTAGTGTTTATCAGTCAGAAATCAACACCATCAACGACAAGATGGACGTAGCTCTTAAAGCTATATCCAAATCTTATGGCAGAAATCCTAACAAGGTGCAGAAGTCAAAACAAAAGATAATGGCATACTTGCTTCAGAAGGAGTTTCAAGCAAACCCAAACAGCAAAGAAGTAAATAGCGCAAAGGCATTCCTAGATGAAACCATCAAATACATAGAGGAAAGCGAGGAACAAAACAACTACTCTGAAAGGGACCTTGAAAATCTAAAAGAACTAAGAGACACCCTGTTCTCTACTGACCAGGTAGACTTGGGCGCAATATTTGATACGTTCAATAGCGCAGAAAAGAAAGCCATCAATGTTATTGACCAAATAAACAGCGAGCTATCTCCTAAAGTTTCCTTTACCTCCACTATCATCAGAGGTCGCAAGGTAGGGGCTATTAACCAGTACGTTCACCACAACGCGCTTGTAGAAAAGTCAACTGCCGATAAGGTTACAGACTTGAACGTTGCTGATGTATTCAACCGTTCAATGATGCCGTCTACAAAAGCAAAGAGCTTAGAGGAAAGAACTGGAAAGGTAACACCATTGGTGTTCGATCCCTTCTCTTCAACACAGAGGGGAGCTAGATACTTGTTAATGGACTACTACTTGACAGAGCCAATTAGGACTGCAAGAAGGAGCCTAAAGCACGCAGAAAACCAGGTTAAGGGGAAGAAGAAAAGAGTAATTAAAGCCATAGAAGGAGCGCTAGAACAAGCCTTATCAAACACGCTAGTAAATACGTATACCGACACTACTGCGCTTGAAGACGCAATATCTTACGTTGAAAAGACGGGATACAGAGCTATGCTGGCTAGCATACCAAGGGCTATAGCGGAATTAAGCTCAAACTTAGCATATGTTGCGCTATATGATCCAAAGTCATTCTTTAGTGGTATAAATAACTACAAGGGCGTGATGATGTCTGAAGATGGTCTGGACGTAATGAAGAACTTAAGGTCTCAGCAAATTGAAAGACTATACCCGGCCAGTCAATTATCTGGAAGACTCATTGACAGTCAAGTGATGTCTCAAGCAGCCGGGATCAAGTCCGGTAAGTCTCTTAATGCAGTGACTAACGCCGCAAGTATAATATATAACTACAGCGGAAAGCAAGTAAAAAACTTTGCAGAAACCACTGCCGACTTTTTGATATCTACTCCAGATAAAATGATCATGAAGCCTTTGTGGTTTGGAGCTTTTGCTAGTGAGTTTAAAAAGCAAACCGGTCAGGATGTAGACTTTGGCAAGCTGTCTAAAAATGACGAGGTGTATATGACCAAGTATAAAAAAGCATTAGAAGCTGCAACCGCTAAAGCAGACGAGTCAAGCGTAAGGGTAGGTGCTTCAGATAACCCATTCACGGGAATACTAAAGGGAGCTTCTACACCTAATCAGTCTGCAATGAAGCAGTTCTTTAATAAGTTCAACAACTTCATGACCAGATTCTTAATATATGAATACTCAACCGCCAGAACTGGAGTTTATGCACTTATGGGTAATGGAAGTATATCAAAAAAACAGGGAGGAGCAATCCTAGGAGCTACAATGGCTAGAATGATTACGTATAGCTTCTTGTCAACCGAGATGATAGACGTATTTATGAGCCTACTTGGATTTGATGACGACGAAGAAGACGAAGATACTTTATTGCAAAAGGTTGGACAGGCAACTGGTTCTGCCTTAACAGGGCTATTACTAGGTAGAAACTTTGGTAATCTTATTAAGGCTCCAATAAATATAGGTACTGAGTACGTTAACGAAAACTTCTTAGACTTTTTAAGAGAAGGTGATTACGATCCTTACAAAAACTCATTGCAGTACACAATAATACCTAAAGACGAAAGAAAGAAGGGTCAGGCAATTGAATACATCAAAGGGTTCTCTGGAGCATTTGGACCAGCTATATCAACAGCCGCTAGAACTATTGAGGTAGCAGCTAGATCACCAAAGACTCCAGATGCCGTAGAAAGAAGAATGAAAGAGCTTACCACCAGAACTCCATTAGAAATACTAGGAAACACTGGATACATACCTCTATACAAGGACGTAAGAAGAATTATGATGCACGAGTTGTACAAGGATATGAAAAAAGCAAAAAGCTCCCAAAAAGGGAGCTCTACTGGAAAACCAAAGCCTATAGTGCTTGGAGATTAATTAACTTTTCTCGTGCTTGAAGTGAATATTGCCATCTTCGTCAATCCAATGTGGTTGTTCGTCGGTGGCAATAGACGCCTTCTCTTTGTTCATCTGTAGTAGGCGCATCTTAAAAACCATGGCTTCGTCGTAATTCTCAAACTGCTCTACCCATTTTTGGTTGACGTATACACGCCACTCTTTTTTACCGTTGGTGTAACCCTCTACTATGTCAATCATCTTTACCAATAAATTCTTTAAAATAATCAGCATCCATTACATCTACGTATATCGGCGTATGCTCACCAACGTACGCTCCCCATACATTATAAGACAAAAAGTCGATTGCATCCTCTTCGGACATTTCATCTTCCTCCATTAGTACTTCGCACATTAGGTACTTGTCGTAAATAACTCTTTGACTGTACATTTCGATACCAATGATCGCTTTGTCAAATCCGTCTGCTGTTAAATATTCACTCATAATTTATTCTCCCAATATAAATCTTCGCCTCGGCGATAAAGTTTTGTTTGTTCGTTATACTTGTCACTTGTGAAGTGATTGTCTTTGTACCTACAATAATTATTAGGCTGTAGTGCAAATTGTCCCGTCTTAAGCTCTACGAGGCTCAAAGGCTTATGTTCGTGTTGGTACCTGCTAAATCCATCATGCCAATCAACGATAATGCCTGTATGGCGTCCTATGCCAGCCCTAGTCTCTACAATTAATCCTTCTAAGTATTCTAGCTGTACAACGTCCATGTCTTCACCCATGCACTTCCAGGGCATCAATTCTTCGTGGTCCAAAGAAAAATCCTTCTCCATAGAAATCGCATGAAGAGGGAGCCCACTCCAATGAGCTCCACTCTCTAATACGACATGACAAAGAAGAAGTTGATAAGGCCTTCCATACACGGCGTGCCATATGGCTGGTGTGACACCCTCGGGCATGTTAGGTCCTAGAAATTTATTGTCTACGTTTACGTAGAAGTGATATGGTAAGTTTGCGTGCTTACTCAAAATAAATGTGTTAGTCGTGCTACTTGACCATTGTCCTTGCAGTGCAAGAATCCCTCGATGGCTTTAGGGTTATGCTGATATCCGTTTCTGTGGTGCCATCCGTCAGTCCCAGAAGGCGAACGTAAGCTCTCTACAGTAACACCAATATAATCCTTAGCGTTCTTGTGGTGTACGTGGTGTGTATACACGTATCTGTGTTTGGTATTTGACCAGTCAGCAGATGACTCTTGAGCCATAAGGAGGGGCAAGTCATTATTCTTAGCCCCATCCCCATGAGTTGTACCAATCAAATTATTACCATACTTGTAATATTTTCTATGCGCTATAGAGCAGTCGAACGTGACCGCACTGCACGTTTTGAACCATGTCTGTATAACATCCGCCAAAAAGAATCCATTCATGTAATCGTGGTTTGATGGATTGTATACGAAGTGTACTGGAGCAAAGTGAAGCAGCCTTTGAATGATGTCAACATATAAACGCTTTGCCTTTAAGAAGTTATCATACCACATGCCGTCGGTGTCCTGTGGTGTACCAGACGTAGTAGTTCTTTTAGGGCTGTCTACGTGCAGTATGTCGTTACCCGCAACAAAAAGGATTTGGTCCACTTTAAAACCACTTGCCTTTCTGAGTATTCCCTCAACTCCTTCACGCACACGATTCACGGCTATCTCGCAGTCGTAATCTTCTCCAGTCTCAAATGCAGAGCATAACTTTCCAATGTGAACGTCAGCAGGATCGATAACGAGCAAATGAGGGTTCTCTTGAGGCGTATAATAAATCTTTGGATACTCTGGAGCGTGTTGCTCCATCTCCGCAATAATCTCGTCTCTAAGGTCCTCGTATGTCTTTTGGTTTTCAGTTTTAGCATGTATAGATATATGCTTTCCTTTATACCAATAGTGACCAACTTGACTGACGGGTATTCCAAACTCTTCGCAGTACGCTTCTAGCGCCTTATGTGGGCCTTCTTTGGACCAATTGCTAATGTTTCTTCTGATTGAGTCTTGATCCTCTTTTAGTTCAAACTCTTTTTTAATCTTCTTGGCTATCTTGGTGTGACTTAGACTTTCATCTCTAAGCAACTCGACAGCTCTTTCATAATAAGGTTTCATCTGTATGGTATTCTTTGATTGTATTTAGTATTTCTAGTATCTCATCGCATATGCGAACAACTTCGTCATTGTCCTTTTCAATCATTGCTTCGTACATCTCAGCTATCAAGTCAGCTGCTTGCTCAGACACTCTATTCGTGTATTCTATGTGTTCCAGTATTCCCACGTCAAACAAAAATAGCCCACTGAGTTAACAATGGGCCATTTGTTGATAGATTGTTGATTAAATCTCGCAGTTACCTCCAGCGCATGCTAGGTTCTCTTTGAGGGTTGTATTGTCCTCCATTTCAACGATATCTTTAACGTCAATGTCGTGGATTTTACCAACCAACTCGTCGTATTTCTCCTTCGTAATGGTTTCAAAAGGAGTCTGTACGTAGGTGCCTAAATCCTCTGGAAGGAACGACAAACCAGCATAGCTGTCTTGATTCTCCCACAACCACTCACCAACAGTTGACCACTCGTCTTGCTTGATGGTTACAGTCGCAGATACGTTATGTGTGTTATTACCTTTAACGTGACCTGGCTTAACCCATCTATCGTGTATATCTTTCACTCGCTCTAAAAATTCAATGGCATTCTCCTCAGAACGCAATACGGAGCCCTCTGGAGCCATTTGAGGGACAGAGATAACAGCTTGGGTATCTGGCTTGAATACATCGTCCTCAAGGAGCTCTGGATGCCTTACAGATAAGTATGTGTACATAGCCTCGTTCTTACCCACACGGATACGACGTATGTAGTGTTGATCGTGCCATGCATGGATTCCGCTAGAGGTACCCAACACCAATGAAGACGTACCACTTGGCTTTACGCATGTAATCCGGTAGGCTTCGTTGACTCCTATCTGCTCAGCTATCAATTGATTTGCCAAATTAGCTACACTTGCAGCTCTTTTTAGGTCAAGCTTTTGAACCTTGCCGCTAGCGATACCTGTCATACCAATTCCCAACAACGCCTCCTTCTCAGTGGTGTTCTTCCAAACAGAACGCAAGTAATGAAAGTCAGTGTAAGAAGCTTGAAGCGTTCCGATTACCGCCGCACAATGAGCACGATGGTTTAAATCGTCTTGGTCCTCAACATCAGACGCGTTTATCTCAACCAAATTACAGAACTGGTTTGGACGCAACGCAATCTCAGCGCAAGGATTTATTCCACTATCATCATCGTTAGTAAAGAAAATGCCAGGCTCTCCGCTGTTAGACAGCTCAACCTTCTTCCATAAATCCAAGAACTGCTCCTTAGTTACCTCACCACGCTTCATTACTGCGCTATTGTTAGCACGTCCACGCTGTGGGTTAACTTCCCACCAATTACCAAACTTACACGTAAGCATGTCTTGGTCGTCTAGGTCAAATAAGCTAATCATAGCCGAACGACGAATTCCGCCGGATAAAACAGCGTCTGCAATATGACACAAAATATCATGACACTCTAAAGACGTTAGCTTTTCTCCATCCTTCTTGGTAGACAGTATGGCCTCAATCTGAGATAAGCAAACCTTCAAAGGTTCTGGGCCTGGAGCAACACCACCGCTAGTGATTAAACGCTCACCCTTTGCTCTGATAGAACGGAAGTCAAAACGAGGCTTCCAAGAAATCAAACCAAAGTAAGATTTCATTAGAACCTTGATAGCATCAGCCCATCCCTCAATGGAGTCACCAACCAAATACTTCTTGGCCTTCTCTTGCTTAGCAATAGCTGGAAGCTTTTCGATGTCTGCATTACGCACAGAGTATCCAACGCCTGTTCCAGACAACAACAAGAACATAGTCTCACTAAACGCTTTGAAGTGATCGATAGGTAAGTAGGAACAGTTAAACAAACGAACTGGGTTTACTTCGATGGCCTTACCACCAAACTGCAACGAACGCATAGAAGGCAATACTTTCTTGTCGTACACAGCTTCGTAAACTTGCTCAATCAACGGCTCCAAATTTGGGAACTTCTCGATGTGCATGTTCTTGTTTCTAGTTACTAACTCTTCCCAAGTCTCTCTTCTGTTTTTCTCGGGGATGAACTTGGAATACTTCATCCAAGTTGTGATGTCTGATAATATTTGTTGTTCTTGTCTCATGTTAAAATTTCTTTCCGTGTTTGTAAGGGCGTAAGCTGTTGTATTTCATTTTCATCTCGATGTGCTTTTCAAGGTCAATCTTTAAACCTCCGCACATATCAAATAAGCGAATAGCAACATCTGCTAGTTCGTCCTCAAAAGAAGACTTGACATTTGACTCAAATTTTCTCTTCCAAGCGGCAACCATTTCGCCATTTATCCTATCATTTTCGACATACTTGTAAAGCTCCTTAGCCTGGAATTGATCGCAGTAATGGTTTTTTCTCAAAGCCTCTAGAGCTTCGGATAATTCGCTCACTACGAGCATTAACATTTCGGGTACGTTTCTTTCTTCGTCCCAAAATCCTTTTTGTTTTGCAACACCGTGTGCGCTTTTAATCAGTTTTTCCATAATGTACTTCTACGTTAAATCCTAGTTTTTTTAGTTCTTCAATTCTGTACTTCTGTAATGGTGACAGTTTACCATTTGCTCTTTTTACTTCGGAGAAGAGCACTCCTTTTTCGGGATGAATAGCGATAAGATCCGGTATGCCATTCTTGTTTGTCTTTATAAGCTTAATGACATAATAACCATCGGCTTCTAATTCTTTTATTCTCTTTGTTTGTACCTTCTGTTCGCTCAGCATGAGCCTACAAAGATAGCAAATCCTTCTTGAAATGTGAGAGGGTATAGTTCTTTTTGTTATTCACAGTTTTGTATATATCACGCTCTATTCCGCAGTCAGAAAAAATCCAGTAGACCTTGTTGTATCCCCTGTCTTTAGTAGTCATTCGGTCCCTTGCCTGCCAATAAGAAGTGGCACTAAAGTCGATATTATAGAACACCAAGTACTCCGCATTTCGTAAGGATATACCCTCACGACCACTTACAATTTGTAAGGCTATAACCTGATATCCCTCTTCGTCGAACTTTTTAAGTTCAGTTGTTAAACAATCTCCGAACACTTCTTTGAGTGCGTTTAGCTCTTCGACGAATTTGTAAAATATTCCGATCTTCTTACCTTCAAACTTTTTCTTGATGAACTCAGCCTTGTATGGACTAATGACCATGGAGTTGCCGGACTCAAACTTGACAGTGCCAGAGTATATCTGATGAAGCTTCTGCATCATCTTAGCTCCAGTATCAGCAAGTATGACCTCCTCCTTTCCCTCCACAACAGAATCCTTCTTCAACTTCTTGGCTATATCAATAACTACAGGAGGAGCACTCGCCGTCAATACCTCTTCGTCTATATGAGACTTGAAGCCCGACTCGCCTTGCGTCCACGAAATCATGAACTCACGGGTAACCCCCTCAACTAACTTCTGCGACGCGTCGCTGTAATCATTAACCATCATGGATCCAATCTTACGTTGCTTTATGTTAACGAATTCATGCGCCCATTTGTAGAAATTCTTGTACTGAGCAAAAGGACTCCTATGTCCAAGAACCCAGAACTGGTGATACATCTGTGAGTAAGACTCTGGAGACGGCGTACCAGAAAGGTACACAACGTCTGGGTAGTTGTTCTTGAACAATATGGCATTAACAGCCTTTGTCCTTCCACTTGGCTTAGGAAACGCACCCATGCCATGAGCCTCGTCAAGGATGACCATGTCGTACTGGTGAACCGAATATTTGTGAACGCTCTCGTAGTTTACCACGTCCATAGCAAACTTGCAGTCAAACTTCATGTAGTCCTCCAGTATGCTGTCTATGGCCTTCTTCTTTGTTACAAATAATACACTCTTTTTGTTACGGTTCTTTACCACCTGTAAAGCGGTAAGAGTTTTCCCCGTCCTAACCTCCATGGCCAAGTAAACATATCCACGCTTACTAATTATGTCGCTAGCGTCGCTAGCTATCTTCTCTTGATAATCTCTTAATACAATCATTTTCCTTCAATCATAAAATATTTACCCCTCATGTCTCTAGCCCACTTGGCAGAAGTCTTAAACTTGTAGTTTATGTATGCATCTATCCAACGGTAGAACACTCTGTTGCTTAGCTTCTGAAAGTCACTATTGTCACTAACAAATGCGTTATGCAAGTCTTGACCATATATCCTTTCGTTAATCTTAAAGAACTCTTCATTCTGCTGGTCAGTAGCCCACTCCACAAACTCCTCAACAGTCTCAGCAATCAACCTACGAATCTCAAGGTTAGTAAACTTACTCTTGATAAAGCCCTCATTCAAGTAAACTTGCAAGCAAGATATCATGTAGTTATCAAATAACAACCACTCCTCCTCGTCCCAATCAGAGAACAACAAACGTCCAAACTCATGCTCTGGAGTGAACTCCTTGCTATAGTAAGCAGAGAACTCAACCTCCCACTTACGTCTCTCAAATGAATTACCCTTTCCCTTTATGGCATAGTTTGTGGTTATGATAACCTTCGGGGCATTCTCAAATGGTATCTTAATCGCGTCTCTGTTTTTCTTTTCCACCGTGATACCCTCAGTTACAATACTGAACAAACGCTCAAAGTCAAACTTTTTGCGTACGTCATCAAATGTCAGCACTTGTGTGTCCGTAGACAGCAACTGATACGGGAATGACTTCTCAAAGCTAAACGCCTTACCGTCTAAGATTACTAGGTTCTTCATCTTGCCGATAGCAGAAACGAATATACCCTTCCCCGTTCCGCCTTCTGGGTTCTGAGTTATGACCTCGTCGTTTACAATCACTGCCGGACAGTAGCCTAAGTTCTTGTATCCGTGTAGCATGTATCCGATTGTACTCTCAAGCGTACGTGCTCTAGCATCGTCACCTCCAGAGACATTAAATACAAACTGCTTGTAGTCACAATCTGCTACTGGTTGTACCTTGAAATCCCTCTGAATAACTTGCTTCTTCCACACGTAACCACCAAGGTCCATATAGTCTATGGTCTCAATGCTGTCTCGCTTCACACACACGGCGCAGTTTCTGTAGTACAGATAAGCCGTATCCTTTGTGTCGCTAACGAAGTATACGTCCACAGGGTCTAGCAAGTTTAAGAACTCTTCCTTGAAGTACTTGGTCTTCTCAGCAAAGAAGTTATAGATATTAATCTCTGCATTTTCCCTTACGTATCCGAGTACGAAGTCTTTTATCTCTTCCTCAGACGTATCGTCTATAAGGTTGTTTTTTACCTTTACGAACACATACGATTTGGTTCCCTCTGGAGAATACTTGTAGTATCCATTGTCCTCCAAGAACTCCTTGAACTCATAGTGAAGTAAGCTAACCGCTCCCCTTTCCGATACCGTCCAGAACTTCGGTATGGCTAAGTCCTTCTCCACCTCCTCTAGCACTGAGTCTATTACCTCGTCTTCGACCCCCGACTCTCTCAAGTCTAGACGCAAGTCCTTTTTTGGCACGCCATGCTTAAATCTGTTGCGCACTTCGTCGTACTTCTCCACGTCCTCAAAGAACTTGGTGTTGAAGTTCTCCTTCTTAGAGTATGCACTATTTACCGTGGTTAGTATCTCCTTTCCAGAAAATCCCTCATGCTCAAACTGCATACACTCTGAAGCTGCTATGTCTTGTGCTATACCAAAGTCATTGAATGCAGCAGCTAATACATACACATTGTTGTTTCTCTCTCCCTCTACGATTCCATACTGACGTTCCCACCATAGCTTCAGACGTCGTATAATCTCATCTGAGCGAGTTAATCTGATTTTTGGTAGTAGAGTATCATCGACGCTGTATTGTTTAATCTCTTGCGCCATATCGGTCCATGTGAGAGATTTTTCATTTACATACAGCAACGGATCGTACGACTCGTAACAAACCCTAGATATATTTTTAGACGTGGTGTCAAAATGATCGTCGTTGAAGTGGTCTTGTAGGGAGTTGAAGTAGTGCTTGTGGTTCATGGAGTCTTTAGGAATCTTCACGATTACCTTAAGACCATTACCAGACGGAGAGATAAAGCAAGAGTATACGTATTGGTCAGATATGATGCGATTACGAGCCTCCATTACCTCCTTCTTGTTTGCGTAACCATCGAAGTCCAAGCAGATAAAACCACTATGGTCTATCAGCGAACTATCGTTACGCTTGTTAAATGTTCCAGAGAAGCAGATGGCCGGAAGCGTAGACTTCAGCTTGTTCATCTTCTCTTTGTCTTTCTCGTTGCGAATAGCATTAACAACTTCCTTGCTTTTGCCGTTCTTGATTCTATCAAGGATTAAACCAATCTCTCTGTAAAACGGAGTAGAGGTGTCCTTGATGCTTTTAAATATGGTTATTTCACTCATAATGTTGGTTTATGTTATAATATGTTGAAGTTATGTTGCGAAGAACCGCATAAAACCTCAGTTTATGTTGATATGTTGAATTAATCCCCTACGCGTATAAGGAGTTTTGTTTATCAAAACCTCGTTACGTAAAGAGTAAGGGAATAGCATTTTGCGTCAATGTGTAGTGGTAAAAAAAGGGGACCGAAGCCCCCTCTCAATGGAAGATATAAAAACTAGAAAGGCATTTCGTCTTGTACTGGTTCAGAGTTCGTCTCCCCTGGTTTCTCTGTCTTGTGTACGCCACCCTCAGTGAATAGTACACGTCCGTTACCCAAGTAGTTACGCTTGGCTTTAGAGTCACGCTCGTCCTTTGACTGCGCCTCCCACGCAGATACAGAGTTTCCATACTGATCGGTTTCGTCAGCTACGTTAATGGTAAGGTTTACATACTTACCGTTCTTCATGCGACCCTTAGTAATTTTAGTCGCGTCAATTGATAATGAAATTAAATGTGCCATAATTATTATAATGTTAAATGGTTTACAAAATTGTTTACGTCTTCTGTTGCATCTGGGCCGAAGTACGTCGCCCATACATTCACGGCTGCTATTGCCTTCTGCTCTCCTCCTTGTAGGAATCTTTGTGAGCATTCAACGACAGCAGTTCTTAGTGTTCCTTTCTCCATAACCAAGAACACAACGGGTACTCCAAACAACTGTTGGTATACATATGCTTGTGAGTCGTAGTTGTATTTCCTAGCTGAATACTTGAAGTCGTCAATCCTTGACGTGGTCTTGAGGTCTATGATTACATCGTCCTTTAACACGTCGGCCTTACCCTTCCAAGGAGCGCCGAAGATTTCTCCAACGGCTGGCTCCTCGTAGGCATTCGTTCCAACATGAATGAGATCGTATAATTCAAAGTTATCCTCTATCTTCTTGGCCATCCGCCGAATCTCTTCAGCTTCCGAATCAAGTAATATAACCTCGCCTTCAGATTCCTCTTTGTACTTGTTAGTGTTGCGACTACTCGCAGATATGGTTCTGAAATTGAAAGCCTTACCAGGCTCAAGGACAAGGGTATGTAAATAACTGCCCTTAACCATTTCTGGAGTTTTCTCTCGTTGAACACCATAGGACTGAGGATTGCTAAGCAGAGTACCAATATCAGAATTAGATAGGTATTTCTTGCCATACTCTCCGTAATAATGCTCATCATCTCTTAGCTTGTCAATCATTTTTGATCGTTGATAAACTTGATTACGTCATTACCGAGCGTGTACTTTTTAGCTACCTCTTTCTTGATTTCCTCTACGCCATAACCCATTCCTATCCATTCGATAATCTTAGGTTCTGCCGCCTTCCAAGCCTTGCTCTTCATCGTTAACTTCTGTAGAACAGGTGTGGCTGCTGGCTGTGAAGCAGCGTGTGCGTCGTCGTCATCAATGTTCAAGACTAATAAACTAGTCAAGCTGTAACGACGAGCGTAACTCATGGCTGACCCAATCGCCTGTGGATTGTTAGGGTCTTTCATGACTAGGTCGTGCTCGCACTCTAGGTGCTCTCCAGACTCGCTATGAGTCAATCTCGTAATCAAGACATCCCCCATAGGCGCTTGTGTTACTACAATACCAACCTCCGTAAGGACTGGCATTACGCTGTCCAAAATGTTGGCTAGACTCGCGTACGAGCTTTTGAAATGTGGATTTTTTGAGTCCTTTTTGATTTTCTGGACTTTCTGTTGGAACTCGAACATCGCTTTGTTCAAGTTCGTTGTTTTTTCTGATGTTCTCATTATAGTGTGTAATTAGTTTTTGTAAATACCAGTGGGCTTTTTCTATATCCTCTAGCCCATTCTTTTCTTCGTATCTCCAAAGATACTTAATAACATTCGCTACGCAAACTGCTTCTATCCCCAACTTATTCACAGTTGCGGCTTCAATAGCGTCGATCGCTTCGACCTTTCCGTTCTTGTAGTGGTTTGGATTGATGTTGTCTTTCATTTGTTAAATTTAATTGTGTCTCCTTCTAGCACACAAGTATTAAATACAACCAGTGTGCCCGTGTCTTTTGTATCTACATTTACAGCCGTGCATGTGGTGCTATCCATGTTGCCAGCCATAATTGATAGAATGATTAATGTTAATGTCTTCATAATGTGTCTTTTAAGGTGAAAAAAGGTTTAATATTGTGCTTTTTATTACACTTGCCGTTTGCTTCATAATGTTTTATTTAATTTTTTTAATAAGTGATTTTCATAAACTCTAGTGATGTGCCGGACTTCAGCGGTTATTATATTACCTCCTACATTCACGGTTACTCTTTTCTTGTTCTTTGTAACTACTCTACCGAACTTGGTTCCGTTCATGGTAGACACCGCAACAATGTCGTTAACCTTCATTGTTAAGCTTTTTAGTATACAACTTCTTTAGCCTAGACAACTCAGCTATTCTCTTCTTGTGCCTAACCTCATCTTGTGATGCTATTATCTTGTCTAAGGTCTTAATCGCCAACTCCAATGAAGCTTTGTAGAATCCCTTCTCTGCAAAATTAAGAACCTCCATCTGTGTTAGTTCCTTATACCAATAACCACCTACCATACAATTATACAACTGAACTGTTCCGTCCTTGTATCTCTCAATTTTACATCCGTTAACGATTGTATACTTGTGGTTTAGACCTTTAAAAATACAGCCATAGTCCTTGGCTTGCTCCCATAAATCTTCTAAATAGTATTTCATTTTCTCATTGATTTAATTAATCTTACGTAACCTTTTGCTTCTGCGTACCTTCCGTCTATGTTCTTGAGGTACTTGTTCTGTACCCTCACATAATCCTTTAAGCAGTCTCTGTACGTCTTGTAGGCGTTGTGACCTCTGTTCTTGCCAATGCTTAGTGGGCTGGAACTATTGCGTATTCCGGCTAAGTTCTTATTCTCGCGACATATAGCCGACGTATAGTTGCCCGTCTCTATGCGAAACTGGGCAACCGCTACGTTCGGCAACACGCAACCAAGCCTAACCAACTCAGCACAAATCGCTGAATCATTCAGAGCAATATCTTTTCGTTCCACTATCATCGTGTCTGTTTTATGAATGATACGAGTCTTGCGTATTACCTGTACTTCCTTGTTCGCTATGTACGAGAAAGCAAATACGTTCAATGCAAGCATCACATAAAATGGAGCCTTGTAATTGAATGCGTTTTCGACCTCAAGGGTCTTCTTGTTTACTTTAAGCATATTCTTTCTTTATCCAAGTGTTTCCGTTCATGTCAATGTATGAGTCCGACTCCTTGTTATGAATTGACTCATAGTTTAATTCTGATTTGGTGAGCATCTCTGCCTCGTCTTTATAAAAACCTTTCATCTCTGCCCACATCTCCAAGTTTCTGATCGAGTATAGGACAGTTGTATGGTCTCTATCCAACAACGAGCCTATCTCGGTTAGACTGATGTTTGTTTTGTCTCTCATCATCTTTGAGAATATAGCCCTACAGACCACGCATTCTCTTTGTCTGCTGTTCTTTGCAAACCAATGTACCCTGTTTAATCCACACGCGTTCTCAATTGAAGTTGTGATGTCTTCTACTTCTTTCAGTAGGTAATTACTAAATGCTTTGTTTCTTACTTTCATCTTTTATTTTATTGTGTATTTCTATAAAGTATGTGTACTCTTTTGCTTTCTTTCTCTTCCATCTGTTTACTTCCTGTATGGCTCTGGTTACATTAGATTGGTTTCGATCAATCATTTCTGCTATGTCTTCCACTCCAAGCAAAGTTAAATTGTACACTTCGTAAATCCAAGTATATCTTAACACTCGGTTGGTTCTGTTCATGCGTCGCGTATCGAGGTACGAGTCTGTGTCTTGACCCGTAACCTCATTGATACAACGCTCAATAACTTTAATGATACCTCTGTCTTTCTTTGGTATATACAACATGTCGTTTAAAGTTTTTTTAACGCATTAAATAGTTGTTCGGTCTTTTCGATTTCTTTATCGTACTCATCTTTTTCTTTGTAAAAATCAATGGAGTTCTCGATAGTTCCTCTCGTACCTTTCTCTAGCTCATCTCTGGATGGAATTCTATTTCCATACGCATCACGATGTTCCTTGTCCGGCAGGTAGCACTCGCCCGAGCGAATTAATAACATCGCCTTTCTACCCATGCTACCTTCCATTTTCCATACTGAGCCGTCATCAATCATTCTCTGCATCTTGTGAACGCCTCTTGCTTTTTGTAATTTAATTAAGTCCGTTGCTTTCATTTTTTTTTGCTTCTAAAAATTCTTCAAACATATCAATTTGACACTCGTAAATCTGCTGATGGTATTCGTCGTAGAACTCCTCCAATACACGTAGCATTTCGCCGTGTGTCTCGCCGTTGTAGTTGGCTAAGTGCCTTACGTCTTCTGTGTCCAAAAGTACACCACCTCGGTATACCTGTCCTTTTTCTGCTAATAATTCTTTTAGTGTCATAATTAAAATTCTTTTTGTGATGCGTTAAGGGGTTCTTTGTTCTCCTTCATATTTGAGAAGTGGTCAATCATTAACTCATTGATTACCTCAATTAAGTGGTCTTCTACTTTGTAAAAGAAATCGTTAAGGAGTATATCCTTATCAAGGTTATCTATAGCCGCCCTCTCGAACGTATCATAACCAACTTCCTCTAATACGCAGTCCAAATCGATTCTGTTCCAAGTGAGAGCCGAGTTATATACATAGCCCTTCTCTGATAATTTTCTAAATAATGTTGTTGTATTCATAATATTCAAATTTAATTTAGTTAGTTTATCAATGCAAGTTTTATTTGTCTTTTATTTCTTCAAGTATTATTTCCAATTCATACATCGATATATATCCCTTGACGTCGTTTAGTCTTTCTTTCTTGTCATCGAAACTTTCATAATAAGAAAGTTCTGATAACACTCCCTCAATCCCTTCGCTAAGGTATCTGTAGGATAGGTAGTTGTACATATCATCTTTTAGGTTGTTGTCCTCATCCACGCTATAGAACCCGCCAAAGTCACACCCACTCTCGTCGTACTCGCCTTTAGCCGTTAGGTTGAACTTCTCGCATAGTAGCGCCACGAATGGAACTACGGGAGACCAAGCCGAAGAACCTATCAAATTAAGTTCAGTATCGTATACATCTATGTCGTCTATGTCAAGCCACTTAGAGCCGAACATGTCGTATACGTCCGTTGGTTCTGATGGAACGTCTAGCCCAAGTGCCGCATAGAACGTCTCATACCAAATGAGCCCATCGTTTTCAGCGTTAAGAGACTCAGCATGTCTGAGTGCGTCGTGTAGTTTTTGTAGGTCTTCTTTCTTTCCAGAAAAAGAAACCCAATTTGAACAATAGTTTGGCATAGTTTTATTTATTTATAGGTGTCCTCCGTATGTGTTTTCGTCGTCTTCAAAAAAGTCAAATCGATGCTCTGATTCCATTAGCGAATCCTCCATACCATTGCCCAGCCCAAGCCCAAGCGATACGGGTGTTTGGCCTAACTCATTATCAATCTCTTCTTGATATAAGTCTTGATTCTCCCACAACCATACTTGTATGTCGTGGAGTCCTACGTCCGATGGAACGTCAATAGTTACTGATGCTATCTTATGATAGACTTGTCTCGTTGTGATTGTTACTTTCTTCATAGTTTTATTTATTTAGTTCATCAAATTGTTTAACCTTATAGTCAGCGTCTGTCATTAGTCTTACCTTTCCGTCAACCTCAACGTACATAATATCATCTTCTTCGTACCATTCGGTGTATAAAAAACATCCATCTTCGTACAATAACTCTCTGAGTTTGTCTTTGTCAATGATGCCATCCATTTTATCTTTTTTGTAGTTTCCATAGTCTTGGTTATAAACAATCTTCAAATAATCAATTAAATCTCTTTCATATTTGATGTAGTAGTCGTCACCGCATAACCATCCTTCGTCCATGCCTTCTCCCGTTACGTCACATCTACGGGCATGGTATATGCGTTCAGAAGGGTTGTCTCTAACTAGTTTTACTTCCCACTCCTCTTCATCCTTTTCGAATTGCTCCATACGTTGTTCTTCAATACTTTGTATGAAGTCCGCATCTTGAATCATAGAAAGTGCGTGTTCTCTGTCATCTGCTTCAACCACTCTAGTGATTGTTTGCGTGATTGTTTGTGTGATTTCGTATTTCATTTTGTTTCTTTTTTAAGTGTTGATACTTGTGCTTCTAATCTCTCAATGTAATTCATCAAGGCATCGATGTAGTATACATCGTCTTCTTTTAACTCTTCAAGTCTGAAACTTTTGAAGTAGTCAAATGCTTGGTCTACTCTGTCTATTAAATTCATAGTTTTAAAAGTTGTAACATTCGACTACCTCAATGGTATTGTCTGATTTAACTTCTGCCCATTGCTGAACAAAACAACCACAGCAATCGTGTGGGCATCCGCAATGCGATCTATAGGTTAGTCTTTTTGCCTCTGATTCAAGTTCCTTTCTACTTACGTTTTTGTAAGTGTACAAGTACTTGATTGAGTCATTGTCATAGTCTAAATCCTCTTTTTTAATTGGTTGTAACATAATAATAATTTTAATTGGTTAAGACGTGAGCCTTAGCCCACGTTTCGGATACTCAATCCTCATCAGTTAACCTCTCGTAAGTAGTGTTGCCTAGTACCCTCGCCGCCTTTAGCCTCGTCATGTAAATAAGTCAGAGCCTCTGAGTATCTGCTCTGCAAATACTTCTGTATGTCTGACCATTCATACCCTTGGTCTAGCAGTTCGTCAATTACCGAGTAGAATGCTCTCGGTAGGTCTCTATGCGTAATTCGATCGATACGCTCGTTTCTTTCTTTCTTATCCATAATTATCTGTCGTAAAATTGGTCGTAAATGTCGTGTTTGCTTTGTTCTAATTCGTCTTCGTACCACTGATAAAACTCATCAATGACGTCTTGGTATATCCAATCGTCGATTGAGTGTACTTTGTCAGATGATAAGTGCAAGTCCTCTACATCTTCGCAGTGTATCATTCCCGATACCTCAAGCGTAATAACTCTGTTATCGCTCAGTTGATAATCCTCGTATGTTGCCCATACGTTGTAAAAGTTTCCGTCTTCGTGTTGAAATTCTATCATTTCTTTGGTTTTTTAAGGTCTAACAATGCGACAACCCCACAAGTTGCCAAGAAAAACAAGGCTATGAATAAGCCCATGAATAGTTGAAATTGTCCGTGTGTCATGATATACCCAATATTTCGTCACGTTGCTCTTCAAGTGACATAACCTTGGTGTGTATGTCGTAAACTAGACCATTGTAATCTACCCAATCTTGGACGTCGCAATAAGCATCTAGGAATGCTGTTAATTTCTCAATCTTGTCTTCTAACTGATTGAGTTCTTGGTTTTTTTCTGCTGATAAATGCATGATAATAAATTTAATTGGTTAAGACGCCCCGTAGGGCGTTTCGACTATTGAAGTCTCGTCAGTTAACCTAGTCATCGCCTATGTTCAACTTCCCATCGGTATCAAACCATGGGTAATACTCGTCAGACGTTTCAGACGTCATGTCGTGGGTGTCATAGAATCCCGAATAGTCAGCCAACTTTAGGTCGTGACATACACAGATAATTTGCTCTTCGTCACCATAGATTGGGTGCTCATAAAACGTGATTCTTTGCTGCTTGTGGTTGGTCATTGAGTCTAACTCAAACGGGTTGTAACTCATTAATTTGTCGTAATTCATAATAGTATATTTTAAAGGGTTATAGTATTTGTTGTGTCCAGTAGCCCATCCCGTCGAAGCCTTCAGCCCTCTCGGTGATGAACTCGTCAAATAGTTGCTCGATGCGATGCTGAGCCTCTTTCTTGGTGCGTTGTGGGTCAGTGTAAGCATTGGTCTCGATGTGCTTAATCTCCCATGGGCAATTGCCTACATCGAATAGGTTGTAGTACCTCATGTCTTCAACTTGGAACGTCTCGCCGCGATACGTTACATGGTATCGTCCGGCATCAATTTTAGTTACTTTCATAATGGTTGGTCGGCAGTAAGGGTCGCGAGCCCAATCGCAGTCTGAGTGTCTGCCGATGTTACGCCGTTGGTATGTAGTGTCCGTTACATGTTACGCTGTCGGAGGGACAGCACCAAGCGTAAGAATTTAGACCCCCTTCGCACCATGCATATACTACTTTTAATTTGTTAACTACGTCTTGCGTAGGTCTGAGGCGGTAAACCTCATGCACACCTTGAAGGCTCGGGATTTCGATTTCTACATCATGGTCTTGCTTAGGTTCTCAGCCTACCATTTGGTGGTACAAGACTAGTAGGGCTTACACGTGGCCAATCCGTTGAGTCGGGGATGGTCGGTGGTAAGTATGTAACAGAACGATGAACAAATATTCAAAAACAGAATTGACATATCCTAATTTTGATGCGAAAAATATGCATTTTTTTTGCGATTTATTTAGTTGATTGCTCGTGAGTGAGTTGCAAGTTGTTGATATTCATTAACTTGAGTTACACTGACGTAGTTAAATTTTTTTTCTTGATGGGGGGCATGGGTTACACTCTGTCTTCTGACGTGTAAATCTTTCCTTTATCGATAAATGGAATAGCGTGTGCGTGTAAGTAATCCGGCCGACATATGCAAGTGTTCGGTTTATTTTATGACATTCAGATGACATTCACAGTCGAAACCGCTCTTCTGGGTGAGATAAACCATGTACAAAATCCATGTAATACTTTCTCTTGTATCGTAGTTAAGCGATAGAGTTGCACACCTTTATTGTTTATTTCCGATGAAGCATGTTGTTGCGTAGTTCATCGGCAGATAGCGATAGAGATAGCGGAGTTTATCGATGTTATCCGATTAAGCACACCAAAAAAGTCAAAATATCTGCATGAAAATTTCCATTTTGACACCCCCCCTATCGAATTTAAATCGGTTTTCGTATCGGGCCGGCTGCTGTAATTTGTATATATAACCCAAATACTACTCATTTCTGACGTAAATATGTTGAATTATGTTGAAATATGTTAAAGTAATGTTGTGCGGATTGGCGTAAACATTGGATTTATGTTGATATGTTATAAAAAGCTTCCGTGTACGTAAGGAGTTATTTTTTGAAAACTTACGTTACGTAGAGAGTAAGGAAACGTCATTTTGGAGCAATCCTACATAATTGAAATGGTTTAACTTTGCGGTATGGATATAAGTGAAATCAATTTAAAGAGTGTGGTCTTTGATGACTACTATGCGTCGACGAAGACAAAAAACCAGATATACTTGCATCACACTGCTGGTTCTGCTGAGGGCGAGAGGCAGTTTGGTTTTTGGCAAGGCGATCCGATTAAGGTAGCTACGTGTGTATGTGTAAGTCGTAACGGCGAGGTGGTCCAGGGTTTCAGTAGTAAGTACTGGGCATATCACTTGGGCATGAGGGGAACACATTTTGCGACACATGGGTTACCGTACAAGAACCTTGACATGGGCAGTATTGGTATAGAGATATGTAGCTGGGGCTGGTTAACGGAGAAGAACGGCAAGTTTTATACGTATGTTGGCAGTGAGTTGCCGAGTCATAGAGTGATGAAGTTAAACCAACCGTATCGCGGACATCAGTACTGGGAGGACTACACGGACGAGCAGGTTGAGAGTGTTCGCAAGTTGTTATTGTTGTGGAAGGATCGTTACGGTATTGATATTAGTTACAACGATGACATATGGGACATAAGCAAGCGGGCGTTAGCTGGAGAGAACGGAGTGTTCACACACAACAGCGTTCGTCCCGACAAAACGGACGTTTATCCAAATCCGAAGTTAGTGGCTATGCTGAAGGGGTTATAAGTTGTATATTTGTCTTGTTATTCAACAAACGATAAAAGTTTATAGTTTTGCATCATTAGATGGGGTCTTCGGGCCCCATTTTTTGTGTTTTAAAAGTTTTAGTATCTTTGTTGACATGAACGGACCAAAGAAACCAAAGAAGTTAGCTGGAGAGAACACTGGCAAGGTGAAGAAGGCTAAGTTTGGCCGCTATGCGTTGGTGCAAGAGCCTACCATGAGTGGTTTAATGAAGGGAGATACAATTGTTGTTGGGAATAAGCCAATGACAGATGGATATATCATGGGCGGTGACTACAAGGTTACCAAAATTGGACGTAAAAAATACAAATAGTTATGCCAACTTATAAAAAGAAAACAACAGCAAAGAAGGGTGGACCTGGAAAGGGTGGACCTGGAAGTGGGAGTTCTAGTAAGAAGTCTCCATCTAGTATGTTCAAGGTTGCGCCTATGCCAAAAGCAAAAGCACCTGTAACTAAAAAAAGCAGTGCAACTGAGCGTCGTGCTGAGATAAAGAGATTAGGTGAGCAGATGAAGGCTCTGAACGAAAAGAAGAGAGGACTTAGTAAGTCTGGTAAGGCTACTACAATGGGACCTGGTAAGAAATTGTCTTCAGCAGAGCAAAAAGCTCAAAGAGACAAGATAAATAAGCAGATGGCTAATCTTAGAAAAAAGAGATCTAGTTTAACTACGACTCGTGAGGTTATTAAGTCTAAGGTAAAGAGGACAACTGAGAAAATGAGAGGAAGTACTACCGCTGGTGCTGGAAAGAACGGCAAGTGTACTCCAGTTCAGGTAAAAGCGGGTTCTTGTAACCCTAAGAAAAATAAAACATTAGGAGGTAAATTTTAAATATGAAAAACAAACACGGAAGGGATTTAAGCACTCCGCTAGCCCCTACATACGGAGGACCTGGGCCAATCACAAAAAAGATGGCTGGTAAGGTTACTGAAATTGCTGCTGAGAGCAATACAAAGTTGAAGAAGAAGAATAAAGCTGCTAAAAAACAGAAACGAAAGGCTACTGCTGCAAAAGTTGCGGCTGGTGCTGCTGTTGTAGGTGGAATTATTTACGATAGTATCATGTCATCAAGAGGTGACAGAAGTAATCCAAGATATTCAAAAGACCCAACAAAATAAATTATGGCAAAGTATAACAGAGATACACCGCTACCGAGTAGCGATCCAATGTTCAAGAAGAGAACAGTTGGTGTAATGACGGTTAAGGAAGCAAAGGCTAGAAAAGACGCATACGAGTCTCAGACTGGTAAAAAGTATGTACCAAAAAGTGCAAATGAACCCGTACGAGCACCTAAAAGTTTTGCTAGCGAAGCAGCTAAGAAAGCGTGGTTTGCTAAGAACGCTCCAGAGAGAATGAAAAAAAAGAATAAATAAACTAGGGATTAACCAATATAAAGGGGAGCTAGAGATGGCTCCCTTTTTTTGTATATTTGCAGCGTGACGGATCACAACGAAGAGGTGTTCAAGGCTAAAAGAAAACCAAAAACGCCAATTAAATTCAAAATACAGCTCAACGAGGAGCAAAAGTTAGCCAAATCGACCATTTTAGAGAGCCACATTACGGTAGTGACGGGTGCGGCGGGATCTGGAAAGACATTATTGGCTACTGCGGTTGGATTGGACCTATTATTTCGCCGAGAGGTGGAGAAATTGATTATAACCAGGCCTGCGGTGGTTGCCGGAGAGGACTTGGGGTACTTACCAGGGGATATTTCAGAAAAAATGGACCCGTGGTTGCAGCCAATCTACCAAAACTTCTACAATTTGTACGGAAAAGACAAGATTGACGCAAAAATTCAAGAGGGCGCCATTCAGATACTACCACTTGGCTTCATTCGTGGACTGACATTTACGGACGCGTTCATAATAGCCGACGAAGTGCAGAATTTAACCCATAAACAGACAGAAGCGTTATTGGGGCGTTTGGGAAGCGGCTCAAAGATGGTACTGTGCGGAGACGTTGCCCAGATTGACTTAAAAAATAAAAAAATGAGCGGACTATCGTTCTTGCGGAGGGTTGAGGAGGAGGTAGATGGCTTTAAGTTTGTCAGTTTGAAGCAAAATCACCGACACGAGGTGGTACAGAAGGTTTTAGACGTGTATAAACTGTACGAAGACTGACAATAAGTCGTTGTTTAGTTGTTTGGCTAACATTTTGTACATTTGTAACAAATTAAATTTAATATGATTGTAAAAAACATTGAATTCAACAGGGAGAAACTGTTGGTAGGGCTAGCAAAGCTCAACGATGCGGTAAGCAGCACCATGGGACCGATGGGTCGAACGGTGTTAATGGAGTCAGAGAACCATATTGGTGGCGTAACGGTAACAAAAGACGGCGTCACGGTAGCTAGGGGCATTACATTAGAAGATCCAATTGAGAATTTAGCGGTAACACTGATGAAGCAGGCGGCTGACAGAACGGCTACGGTTGCTGGAGACGGTACGACCACGTCAATTGTGCTGACACATGCCATTATTGACATGTTTATCGCCCTTGGAATACAGCCTACTGCGTATAACCTAAGAAAAATCAAGGAAGACGCCGAGTATGTGATTGACAAAATCAAGGAGATGGCTATTCCTGTGACAGACGAGACCTTATTAGACGTAGCCACTATATCGGCAAATAGCGATAAAGAGATTGGTGAGTTAGTACACGACGTATACACTAAGGTAGGTCGAGACGGAGTGGTAACGGTAGAGCGTTCAAATACCAGCAAGACATACAGCGAGATGTCTAATGGTATGCGTATCAGTCGTGGATGGCAGAGTCCGTACTACATCACAGACCAAAAGAAGCGAGAGGCTATACTAGACAACCCATACGTATTGGTTACGGACAGAGAGATTCAGAGCTTACAGAGCATTGAGCACATACTTGGTCCAGTATTAAGAGACGGCAAGAGCGTATTAATTATTGGCGAGATGAACATGCAGGCGACGAATGCGTTGAACATGAACGTAGCCAAGGGTACGATTAAGGCGGCTAATATACTGCCACCACAGTTTGGTTACAAGAGAAAACAATTGATGCAAGACATTGCTGCCGCTACGGGTGCTAAGTATATTAGTGACGACGTGGGTGATGACTTTGGATTGATTAACATTGCTGACCTTGGGCGTGTTGACAAGGCGATTGTGGGTAAGGACTCTACGATTTTGGTCAGAGAGGACGACGCACTAGCCAAGGAGCGTATCGAGGCGGTACGAGAGATGGAGGTAGAGGACGAGCAAGACAAGAAGTTCCAGGAGGAGCGTATTGCTACGTTGAACGGAAGCGTGGCTGTGATATACGTTGGGGCCAATACAGACATCGAGCAAAAAGAAAAATTCGACCGCGTTGATGACGCGGTGTGTGCAACGAAGGCCGCGATAGAGGAGGGCATATTACCTGGTGGTGGATATGCGCTGCTGAAAATAAGTGAGAGTATGGACGAGAAGAATGTAATGACGGCTGCTATAACGGCGCCGTTTTATATGATCCTTGAGAACGCTGGCTTTGACATGGACCTAATCGAGGACGTGTGTAAGAGGTTTGATGAGGATGGAGTAGGATTCAATCCGGTGACTGAAGATTTTGTTGATATGGTAGTACAAGGCATTGTGGACCCGGCCAAGGTTACACGCTGTGCTATTGAGAATGCCGTGAGTGTCGCAACGACAATTTTA